CCGGGTATCAAATGGTCAGAGCGGAAGATGCAGTGGACTGCGCCATCTGGCGCGAGGTTGTGGATGTCCTACCTTGACAGGGATGAGGATGTCTTGCGTTATCAGGGTCTGGCGTTTAGCTGGATAGGCTTTGACGAACTGACACAATGGGCCACACCATATGCATGGAATTACATGCGAAGTCGTCTACGGTCCACTGCACCAGACTTGCCTATCTTTATGAGAGGCACTACTAACCCCGGAGGTCGGGGCCATCAATGGGTCAAGAAGATGTTCATTGACCCTGCACCATACAACAGGTCTTTTGATGCAACCGACATTGAAACAGGAGAAGTTCTCAAGTACCCCGCAGGACATAGTAAGGCTGGAAAGTCTTTATTCAAACGCAGGTTCATCCCAGCAAGACTTTCTGATAACCCGTACCTCTCTGAAGCGGGAGACTATGAAGCCATGCTCCTCTCACTTCCAGAGCAGCAGCGTAGGCAGCTTCTTGAAGGCGATTGGGACATCAAAGAGGGTGCAGCGTTTACTGAGTTTGATAGGCGTGTGCATGTTGTGGAGCCTTACCGTATCCCTGCTAACTGGGTCAAGTTTCGCGCATGTGACTATGGTTACGGCAGTTATTCTGGTGTTCTTTGGTTTGCTGTTGCGCCTGATGAACAACTGGTCGTCTATAGAGAATTATACGTCAGTAAAGTATTGGCGACAGACTTGGCCGATATGATACTGGATTTGGAAGCCGAAGATGGTAATATTAAGTACGGTGTTCTGGATAGCAGTTTGTGGCACAGGCGTGGTGATACTGGCCCTTCTCTTGCGGAGCAAATGATTAGCAAGGGATGCAGGTGGCGTCCATCAGACCGCAGTAAAGGCAGTCGCGTAGCCGGTAAAAACGAAATACACAGGCGTCTACAGGTAGACGAATTTACAGAGGAACCAAGACTTGTATTCTTTGATAGCTGTACAAATGTCATCAGTCAGTTACCGGCCATCCCTCTGGACAAGAAAAATCCAGAAGACGTTGATACGAAGTCTGAAGACCACCTTTACGACGCGCTACGGTATGGGATTATGTCCAGACCCCGGTTCTCTATTTTCGACTACGACCCGCATGGCAGACCATCGACGGGTATGAGGATTGCAGATTCTACCTTCGGATATTAAGGAAAAACTATGGCAGATGATGAAATTATGATTGAAGACGACGCTATCGCCCTAGAGGATACGGACGATACTGTTACCTTTGACGACGACGTGTCTAATATTATTCCTTTCATTATGGAAAAATACCAGAAGGCGGAAGACTATCGTTATCAAGATGAGGAAAGGTGGCTACGTGCGTACCGCAACTACCGTGGTTTGTACGGCCCGGATGTACAGTTTACTGAAGCTGAAAAGTCTCGTGTATTTATCAAGGTCACTAAGACCAAAACACTCGCAGCATATGGTCAGATTGTTGACGTTCTGTTTGCCAACAACAAGTTTCCTCTGTCTATTGAGCCTACAGAACTTCCAGAAGGTGTTGTAGCCGACGTACACTTTGATCCCAAAGAACCAGAGGGGATGCAGAGTCCTTATGGTTTTGCTGGAGACGGACAAGAATTGCCACCGGGTGCCACAGAACAAACGCTTGGCGAAAGGCTGGGGCCGCTTGAGCAGAAGCTAGAAGTTGTAGAAGACAAGCTGAAAGAGGGGCCGGGCAAAACTCCAACGGCTATTGAGTTTAGCCCAGCTATGATTGCGGCTAAAAAGATGGAAAAGAAAATCCACGATCAGCTTGAGGAGTCAGGTGCCAATAAAAACTTGCGAAGCAGTGCATTTGAGATGGCTCTCTTCGGCACAGGGATTATGAAAGGCCCATTTGCCACCGACAAAGAATATCCTAACTGGGGTGATGACGGTAACTATGATCCGGTGTTTAAAACTATTCCACAGGTCAATCATGTATCTGTCTGGAACTTTTATCCAGACCCGGATGCCAACAACATGGATGAGGCGCAGTTTGTTATTGAGCGGCACAAGATGTCTCGTTCACAACTGCGTCAGTTAAAAAAGCGTCCCTACTTCCGTAGTCAAGTTATTGATGAAGCAATTTCGTTTGGCGAGAATTACAGTAAAAAGTATTGGGAAGACGATCTGTCCGACTACGCACCAGAGCATGGTATTGATCGCTTTGAGGTGCTTGAGTATTGGGGCATGGTTGATACAGAGATGCTGGAAGAAAACGGCGTTGAGATTCCCGACGAACTCAAAGACTTTGATGAACTGCAGGGCAACATCTGGATTTGTAACGGCAAACTTATTCGCATGGTTCTGAACCCATTCAAGCCAGCCAAGATTCCGTATGTAGCTGCGCCGTATGAACTGAACCCATACAGCTTCTTTGGCGTGGGCATTGCGGAGAACATGGACGACACGCAGACGCTTATGAACGGCTTCATGCGTATGGCTGTTGACAACGCTGTTCTGTCGGGCAACTTGATTGTAGAGGTAGACGAAACAAATCTGGTGCCGGGTCAAGACCTGTCACTGTATCCGGGAAAGGTGTTCCGCCGTCAGGGTGGCGCACCGGGTCAGGCTATATTCGGTACAAAGTTCCCGAATGTCTCATCTGAGAATATGATGCTGTTTGATAAGGCTCGTGTATTGGCAGATGAAAGCACAGGCTTCCCATCCTTTGCGCACGGTCAGACCGGCGTACAAGGTGTGGGCCGCACGGCTTCTGGCATATCCATGTTGATGGGTGCTGCTGCTGGCAGCATCAAAACTGTCATCAAGAACGTAGACGATTATCTCCTGCGTCCGCTTGGTGAGGGCTTCTTCCGCTTCAACATGCAGTTTGACTTTGACTCTGAGATCAAAGGCGATCTTGAGGTTAAAGCACGAGGCACAGAAAGCCTCATGGCAAACGAAGTACGCAGTCAGCGACTGATGCAATTCCTGCAGGTCGCAAGCAATCCTGCGCTGGCACCGTTTGCTAAATTCCAATATGTAATCCGTGAGATTGCAAAATCCCTTGATCTTGACCCCGACAAAGTAACCAACAATATGAACGAAGCTGCACTGCAAGCAGAGATGATGAAGCAGTTCCAAGCACCTATGGCCGAAGAGCAACAACCGGCTGCACCTGCTGGGGTTAATGCTATGGACAACTCTGGTTCTGGTGGCGGCACGATTGGTGTAGGCAATGCGCCTGTGCCGGGTGAACAAGGATTTAGTGCAAATGGACAAACAGATATTGGGCAAACTCAAGCCGTGGGTCAACAACAACCGCCAGTGGCTGGCCTTCAATGATTACATTGATGCTCTGATTGAGCAGCAGCATAAAGCATTAGAGCAATCAGATAGCAACATTATGATGTACAGGTCACAAGGTTCGGTGGCTACGTTGAGAAAACTTAAACTGCTTCGGGACGAGGTAAATGGCAGAGAAGACAATAGAACAGGTAGCGGCTGAGACAGGTCTTTCCCAAGACCAACTTAAAAGAAAGTACCCGTTTTCTTTTGGTCAGGTGCAACCCAAACAAGGCACACTTGGAGAAGCCCTTAAGACTATTGGAACATTTGCTGCTGAATCTGCTCCGGGTTTAGGAGAGGCACTTGCTTTAAAACGCACTTCAGACGCTTTAGATGAAAAGGACTATTTAGGAGCGGGTATTGAGGCTACAGCAGGTTTGTTTGGGGTTGCTCCTGTAGTTGGTGATGCTTTAGGTAAGGGCATTAGAAGTCTGCGACCTAAGAAGACAGTAAAAGCATATAAACTATTTACAAAAGGTGAAGACGGCAATTTATATCCACTATTTGTAGATGCAGACACTGCAATACCACAAGGAGAATTTATCTCTGCTGTAATTCCTGAATCTGTTTTTACCGCACCAAATGGTAAAAAATATGTTCCGTCTAAGGGTACAGGAGACAAAAAAGGAACCGGCGACAGTATTAAAATTCCTGATCAAGCTACAAGAGACATGCTTATTGAAAAGGGATTTCTTACTAAAGGGTCTAAAGCTAAAACAGTAAAGGCTGTAGCTTTGAGGGCAGGGTTTCACGCAGGAGACTCACCTGCTGCTCCACATATCGGGCCAGAATATAAGGGCCAAAAGTACAGATCAGATGATCAGGTGTGGGCAGAAGTTGAAATGCCAGCGGATGTGGATTGGCAGTCCGTTGCAGACGCAAATGCATCCGTTGTAAAATCTGGCCCACGTAAAGGACAATTAAATGTGGCCGAGGCGCAGATTACAGATCAGCTTCCTTCCGGCGGATACTACAGATATAAGACTAATCCTAATATGCAAGGAAACTGGCTTATTAGTGGTGAGATGAAGGTCAACAGAGTTCTTGATGCGGATGAAGTTAAACGATTAAACGACGCGGCGGGTACACCAGACCTTCCTACACTAGAAGAACTAAAAGCAAAAGAAGTTGGGTACGATAAAGACAACCCAATATTTCACGCTACCAAAGGCGATTACTCTCAAGTAGACCTTGTTCCTGTTAATGGAGACATGGGTTTTCACGTAGGAACGTCTAAGCAAGCAGATTTTCGTTTGCCCTATTTACCAGAAAATCCAACTGCTTTGCAGAGAAAAGGTTATCTTGAAGATGCAGAGGGTGCTAGGATTCTCAAGCTGGCATTGAGGAGTGATTTAAAACCTCTTCGTGTACCTGACATTGGTCAGTTTAAACAGCCTGACAGTTGGCTGGGTCAGCTTGCTGTAGATGCAGATGACGAACATATTATTCGTTATCTTAATCAAGAACCAGAAGATGCCGCTTTACTTGCTAGTGCGCCTAAAGTGGAAGTGGACGGTAAAACTTTTCGTATGCAGCCAGACGTGCGTCGTACAAAGATGCCGCCAGAAGTATGGAAAGATTTAGTTGTTGCCGCACACAATCGTAAAAAAGCGATTGAAGATGTTGGATCATTTAGTGAAGATGCAGCCGTAGAAAAGTATTTTCATAAGGCAAGTTGGTTTGCCGATATAAAAGAAGTTCTCAATAAGCACGGCTATGACTCTCTGGTGTACCGCAATGAGTATGAAGGTGCATTTGATATGGCAGACAGCTACATGCTAACAGAGCCGGATCAAGTAAAAAATGTTTTTGGTGGAATGACACCGGGTGATCCCGACCTCAATAAAAACCGTGGTGGACTAATGATGCAAAAAGGTGGAGCAGTACCTATGCAAAAACAAATGGAACTATTCATGGATGACTACCAAGTTGCCGAAGTGGGTATGGATCAACCTAAAAAAATGGCAGAGGGTGGCATGATGAAAGACGGCGGTCTTGAACAGGATGGCGGTACTACTGACCCTGTGTCCGGTAATGAAGTGCCTCCCGGTTCTGCCCAAGAAGAGGTGCGGGACGATATTCCTGCCCAATTGAGTGAGGGCGAGTTTGTATTTCCGGCTGACGTGGTGCGGTACATTGGTCTTGAGAAGCTGATGATGATGCGGCAAGAAGCTAAAATGGGCCTCAAGATGATGGAAGAAATGGGGCAGATGGGTAATGCAGATGAAGCCACTATTCCTGATAATCTACCCTTTGGCGTTACAGATTTAATTATTGTAGACGGTCCAGAAAATGTTGACAACGACGACAATAAAGAGTATAATACAGGTGGCGTTGTATTTGGAGACGATCCAACAACTGGTGTGACATATCAAGCACCGCAGTTCCAAGCTGGGCAAACGCAAGTGGGTATGGCGGCATCTCCTATTGAGATGGCACCTATTTCACGTCCAGAACAACAAGCAACGCCTGTCTATCAACCGCCTGAAACACTTCCGGCACCGGGTGAGTTTTTGCAGCCACCTGAGGCACAGGCACCGCAGACAATTACAATTGTAAACAAAGAAACTGGCGAAGAGCGTATGATTACGTTCATTCCGGGTGTTACAGAAATACCTGAAGGTTTTGTACGCAAAGAAGACTATGTTCCTAAAGAGGTAGTTCCTGAAACGCCGACTACAATGGTTGAAACTGCTACGGTCAGAGAAGACGATCCATCTGATCCCCCTGATCCTGCAGCGCAACAACGCATGAAAGATAGGATTGCTACAGCTAAAGAATTAGGATTTACCACAATGGAAGGCGTGTTTGAGGGTATAGGTGGTACATTTGGAAAATATGGCGCAGATAGCGTTGGTAAAATAACTGGTACTGGTTATATTATTGCTCCAAATGGCAGACTCCTTGACCCGCTAACAGGAGAAATATTAAACTCTGGTGGCAGCATCTTGGGTAACATAGTCAATTCTCTTACAGGTAAAACAGAAAAAATAGAACCCTTTGGTGAAGAATACATGAATCTTCTTGAGGAGACTAGAACAACTCGTGGTGAGGTTGTGCGTGAAGGTATTGCAAAAGAAAATGAGGCTTTACGTAAAGAAACTGATGACCGGCGTAGCGAAACAGAAGAAATGTTTGATGAATTTGGAAATGTTATAGGTCGTGTAGACAAAGGTCTGTCTGCTGCTAAAAAAGCGGCAGAAAGAAAGAGACTAGAAGAACAAAGAAAGGCCGCACAAGAAGCTATTAGACGGGCTTCA